TGTACGAACGCGATCAGGACGGGGATGTTACGCACGCCCCGATTGGCATCGAATCACGCACCCCGTGGTCTAACGGGCAGTGGTATTCGGTGGGCAGTGAGTTTAAGCTGTTTTTCAAGAAGGTTGACCGTGAGCAAGGCAAGGTCGCGGAGGAGGCGGCTAAAGACCTGCGATTACAGCTAGTCAATAATTTGGATCGCGGAGCCACTTACGAATTAGGTAGCGCGATCTTCCGCTTGGTGAGATGGGAAGAAGGTGACTCGCTAAACAAGGAGAACGTCGCTGCATATTTTGAGTGTACGGAGGCAGGCTTTGCCCCGTCTACGAACTACACCCGTGTTCGAGCAAGAGTCGTTAGCAACGAAGACCGCGCATTGTACAAGCGGTACAAAAATGTTTTAGAAGCCCCATCGCCGTCTGAGATTGTTGACCTCGTGCATAACGGAGGCATCTCATCCGTCACGGGTGCGATGGGGCTGTCATCGCAGTGGATGGCCGAGCACAAGCTATGGCTTGGCCTCGGCACTGATCAAGAGACAATTAGGCAGTACAAAAACAGCCTATTTGACGACGATGTATATATTCGGGGGTTTGGTAAAGAGTACGACTTTAGTGGCCCTGCAAAAGTCACCTGGGTCAACGACCTAGGCAACTCGTCAGAGGTGACCTACCCAGAAGGCGGCTCGATTGCTTACACAGAGTTGATCCTGCAGCAGTTCTTGGCAGAAAAGCCAAAGCTAAGCACCAAAGCCCTGCGCGATGCTTACCGCGTTGATATTAGGAAGCTACGCAGAATCAAAGACAAGCTGATGGCAGGTCTGATGCGCAAGCAGGTGCGAAAGAACATTATCGAAACCGACGCAGAAGCTATTGAGTATAAGCGCTTGGTTAAATACTATGACGACTTGCTAAGTGCTGACAGGGAAGACCTCGAAGACACTTGGCGAGAGGAAGCCAAGCGGCAACCAACAGCAACTAATTTTTGGGCTCAAATCCAGGCAAAGCGCAACGAGCTTGACGCATTAACAGACGCTCAAGCAACGGCTAAAAGGCTTGCAAAAATTGAGCAGGCTATTGAAACTCTGCGAGATGATCGCCGCACCTTCATCGATAATTATGTTGACCGTAAACGCAGAGAGAATAAGCACACGACGCAGAATAAGCAAAACTGGCGTCAATGGCGCACCGCTAACCGCGATGCTCTTAGAGAGCGCATTGACGCGCGAATGGAAGAGCGCGTTCAAGAGCTGATAGACATTATTGAAGACAGCACGGCACCTTTTCAACTCAAAGGGTTCACGCCATATGTCAACCCTAACGAGTGGTTTGCTTGCGGCCTTGAACTATTGCGAGAAAAACGAGACAACCTTACAGGCGAGTTTACAACTGACCAGCGCGGGACTAGCGCCGTCAGGACTGCATTGCGCAAGCTAATCGACAAAAAGAAAGAAGCGCTCGTTTGGCTGCAGTGGCTGCTAAAGAACTGGGACACCATCGCGCGCGATGTAGACGATCCCTTCTATACCAAGTGCATTGCCAAGCGTGCTCGCGTTGACTACCAGACCATTACTAACTGCGATCGGCTTACTTTTAACTTTCGCGTCCGCGTTTTCCGCCGGATTTCTGGCCGCCAACTTGACTACGGCACCAAAGAGGCCCCAGACGGCTACAGGCTAAGCGACAACGGTATAAAGAACCGTGCGATGTTTTTTCGCATGATGTACCGAGACCTAGGCGCGGCTTCGTGGACTGAAGTGCCCAAGATATTTGTCATAGAGCGCGGCAACGACGCCGACCACTACGTTTTCCTGCAGTTCGTGTCTAGCAGGAAGATCAAGCGGGAGTTTCGATTTGAGCCTTTGACCGATCCCAAGCGCGTCGTCAACCAAAGAGGCATTAGCGGCTATATCTACATCAAAAACGGTGGCTTGGCTCTGCAGTCCCTTGGTAATGCAGGAGACACGATCAGTTACTTCGGGCGCGAGGTGGACGTTGCGGCCAACAAGTTTCCTGACTTACCTGAGCGCGGTCCCATGTACACCAACGAGTGGGACATGTTCTCCGTTAATTCGGATACCCAAGTTCAGTTCAGCTTTGATAACGGCCCCGAGGCAACGCTTGTCAATGTGACTGAGCAAGTGACTGGTGCGCTGGATGCGCAGAAGTACAAAGACATGAGCTTGATGGCGTTCCACGCCTATGCCGCTAACGGCGTGGATGACCTGCGTTCCATCTCTGCTTATGCCTTAGAAGGGAAGCAGGCGTGGAAGGTTAACGAGAGCAGTGGCGCTCCCTATGCAAGCGGGGAGGGGGCCTGCTACGCACCCGATATCTTCACGGACACCGTGATGGATAGCACCAACGGCATCAAGAATTTTGCCAATGCCAACGCAGTGGACTGGCAGCGACTGGCGTTAGCCAAGCGCTTCTGCAAGAACAACGGACTGGGTTGTCAGCTGTTCATGGATGGCGTGATCGCTGACCGGCGCGGGTGGCGTGAGTTCTGGGTCGAGGCGGCGCCGTTCAGCCTGCTGGAGTTTGCGCGGCTGAATGGCAAGGAGACGCTAGTGCCGTCACTGCCTGTCACCTCAGACGGGCGGGCCACGACCAACTTGACGATCTCGGCGTTGTTTAACGAGGCCAACATTCTCGAAGACAGCTACCGCGAGGAGTATCTGGACTACGGCGATAACACCAAGGACCTGGTAGCGACGGTGATTTATCGGGAGATCTCAGGGGCCGATGAGGTGTTTGCTCGGAATACCAGCACCACGCTGTGCTTGAAGAACACCAACGACGGCGATGCGGTCTGGCAGACCTTTGACCTGTCGGACTGGGTGAGCCAGCGCAAGCAGGCGGAGCTATACGGGCGGATGCTGTGCCAACAGCGGCGGCACGTTCACCGCACGATCGAGTTCAGGACAGTGCCAACCGATAGCCCTGTGCAACCTGGTGCTTATATCTATGTGGACATCGGCCTGAAGCGCTGGGACTCGGTGCGCACCGGCGTGGTGCAAGACGGCGGAGTACTGGACCTGCCGCTGGACGTGGCGATCGTGGATGGCACCTACACGCTGATGACCTACGACAGCCAGAGCGACCCGCAGGTGCATAGCGGCATCACCATCACGAACGGTGTGGCAACCAACCTCACTGCAACGCCAGGCAGCTTGTTCGTGTTGGGCAGTAGTACCGATGCCAAGCGCGTGTTTCGCGTCACGGATGTCTCGCTGAACGAGGAGGCAGAGATCACGGTGCGCGGCGTGGAACACCCATGCGTCATTAACGGTGGATCTGCCATCAGCCTTGTGGCTGATTTGAGCGATGGGTTGTTCAGAACCATCGGCGTAAACTGAACCATGAGCTTTTACAGCGGACGCCACGGCAGTCTTCAGCACCTCGGCAAGCCCGTTGCCAAGGTGGCGGATTGGCGGCTGACGGTTGAGCAGGATCTGCTGCCGACAACCAAGATCGACGCTTATACGGAGAGTTTTGTGCCTGGTCGGCGCACCGCTACAGGCACGGCGCGGTTGTTTTATTACCGCCTGGGCTGGCGTGATCAGCGGGCTTATACGGAGTTCACTGCGCTTCTACAGAAGGTGGTGCGCAGTGGGATGCCAAGCAGTAGTGATCGCGTGGTGCTGACGCTGGCGGTTGGTAGCAAGGCAGCCGATCAGCTCAAGCTCAACGCTTACCTGACCAGCGTTTCGATGGGGTCTACCACCGGCGAGGTGGCGTCTGTCGATATTGGCTTCACGATGGACGGCGACTTGTTGCAGGGGGTAGGACAGTGATTGTCACAGGTGAAGGCGGCTGCGTTCAGTTGCGCCGGCGTACCGGCGTCACGCTCTCGTCTGAGGTTGTCGAGTCGGATGTCAACACGCTGACCAAGCGGTTTGGCTTTACCAGTGCCGAGGCCAACGTGATCACGGGCGACCGGCTAGAGATTGCCACCACCGACCCGCGCGGGCTGGTGTTTATCCCGGCTGACTGGTGGCCTGATAACAAGGTGCATCACAGCGCGACGCTTTACGCGCATGTGAACTCCATGGGCGGCATTCGCATGTACCGCTCGTTTATTGATGCGATCAATAACGACAAGGACAAAGCCAGTGATGTTGTGCCGTTTACGGGAGCGCCAATCCCCGTCACAGCAGAAGTGCGCGACACCGGCGCCCATCCTCTTGGGGGAGTGGTGGGCTACACCTTCAATACGGACCGCGCGGCGGTTGACGTGACATCTCTAGGCGACCTGTTTTCAGAGCAGTTCAGTGCTGGCACCATCTCCGGTAGCGGCAGCTTTGACTGTTACTTCAAGGTCGAGGATGGCCTCTGCGCGGTGGCTGGGCAGGGTGACCGCGAGCTAAGCATGATCCTGCCGCAGCTGCTATTGCGGGCTGACATGGGCGGCGAGTTTGACGCGGTGCTAACGCTTGCTGCACCCAAACCCAACACGCCGATTTTCTACGAGCTGACCGGGATCATCACGCGATCAGCCATCACGGTGCGACCTGGCGGCGCCGTTGAACTGGCGGTGGACTTTGTAACCACCGGCGAGTTTGGGCTCAAGATCGGCGAGCCCAGCGGGTACATCCTTAAGGAAGACTATGACCGCGTGATGCGCGAGCAGGATATTGACTTCTTGCTGACAGAGCCCACCGACTAACCTGAGGGGAGCCCTAGTCGTGATGCGGTAGCTGTGGCAGACACCAGGATCTCAGCTCTGACGCGCCTGTCTGAGGCTGGAGTGTCACCGACCGACCTGCTGCCGATTGCTGATTTATCAGCATCAGAGACCAAGGCGATTACCGCTAAGGATCTGCTGGAGGGCGTTGTAATCAGTATGGATGCCGGGTCAATCCCGGCGGCAAAGATTGACTTCTCCGGCGGCATTCCTGACGGCGGCATCAGCGTCACGCAGGGTGATGTGGTGTTGGGCCGCACGATTGGGCCCGGCAAGTCTGAAGAAATACCCTGCACAGCTGCCGGGCGCGCATTACTTGCAGGTGTCGATGCAGCAGAGCAGCGCACCAGTCTTGGACTGGGCACCCTTGCACTGCGTAGCGGTAGCTGGGTTGATGGCTCCAGCTTTAGCGGCACCAGCAGCGGCACGAACACCGGCGACCAGACGATCACGCTGACCGGCCCGGTGACGGGTAGCGGCACCGGCACCTTTGCCACTTCGCTTGCGGTGGGCGGCGTCACAACCGCAGCGTTAGCTGATGGTGCAGTCACCTCAGCAAAGCTGGCGCCAAAGGGTGTTGCCGCTAGCAACCTTGACGATCAATCCAGCGTTGTCGTTGGCACTGGTGCGCCTAGTGGAGCTGGCGCCTTTGTTGGTCAAGGTGCGTTTGCCACAGGCACTGGCTACGCCTACACCTACACCGGCACAGGGTGGGTGCAGCACGCCGGGGTGCAGCAGATCACCGGCACCGATAACGGCACGCCGTTCTCTATCACCGTCACTGGCGGAGCAACTACTGATATTGCGC